CCAATAAGGTTCTGCGGTTGCAACTGTTGTATTAAACAGTAGCGCTGGTAGTATTGATAGCATTACTTTCTTCATTTTCTTTTAACCACTCTTCTGTAAATAGGTCGATTGTTTCAACCAAATCTTGAAGATAGTCTTTTTTATCCTTCACAAATTCTTGGACAAGCCCATCTTCTGTTACAACAAGGATAACAATCTGATTGATTTCAATCCCTGTTCTTTCTTCAAACATCTCTGCATAAGCAGATGCTTGCATATAATACTCAAAGTTATAATCGTCTTTGCGTTCTGAACGTGAAGTCTTAAAGTCAATGATAGATGGAACACCATCCCATTCAGCAATACAGTCTACACGACCCGCAAGTCGATACTTCTCACTCCATAATCCTGCCTCTTGAGCATAGATATTGTTTACCTTTGCTTTCAGAGTTGGTTGTAGTTGTGAGAACAAACACCAAGGTAAGAATGCAAAATCTTCTTTTAATACATTCTTGTTATTTAAAAAGTCCTCTACCATTGAGTGAACAGCAGTACCACGAGCAGCTGCAGTTCTCATAATATGATTTGCAACATCGTTTCCTACACGTTCACGCCATTTCGCAAGTCCTATCTTCTTTTCTTTCCTAACACCCAACACCGTTGTGATGGATGGATAGAAACCTGTTGGCGTATTATAGAATCGCTTACGGTTGATATTTTTTGTTGATACCTCTGGGATATCTACTGGTTTATGTACAAACATATTTTCCTCATTATTTAATATTCTAGTGTACAGTATACACCATCGTCACCTTATTGTCAATAGATTTATTCTACACCAAGCCTAATTTTATTGATAAGATATTCCTTCACAAAACCAGAACGTACAATGTCACCAATAGTAAATTCGATATTATCGAACTGTTCCATTGCATCTAGGATTTTCATAAAGTTTACCATTCCCTGTTTATCGCTTGACTTCATCAAATCTGTCTGGAAGAAATCTCCACAGAAAATAATCTTAGAGTCCTGTCCAACACGAGTAATGATTGTATCTAGTTCGTGGAAGGTCAAGTTCTGACACTCATCCACAATGATAACTGCGTTGTCTAAAGTAATACCACGCAAAAATGATGTAGTTAAAAACATTAGAGAACCTTGGTTTTTAAGTCTTTCATACAGACTTGAAAACTCTCGTTCGCCTGGCATCTCAAACATAAACTTAACCATATTCTGATAAGGGACTTGAAACAGTGCTGTCTTATCTTCCTCATCGCCAGGCAAGAAACCAATCTCACGAGTGGGAACTGCACTTCGTACCATGTACACCGTATCGTATGGTGTCTCATGTCTCAATACATCCTGTAATCCATTGTATAAAGATACAAAGGTTTTACCTGTTCCAGCTGCACCATATAAGAATAAGTTTTTACCATTCTTGTATGAAGCAAATGCTTTCTTTTGATTTTCAGTTAATGGTTTTATGTTAACCATTTGGTCAATTCTAATGTCTTTTGCTTTAGCCATTAATTACTTCTCCATTTCGCACGATGTTTAGCCAACACCGTATTTGTTTTAATATCTTTTGCCGATTGTTTACCGTACCTTTGTCCCAACTCACTAGCTGGATGTGCTTCTGCAGCTTTAGATAATACCTCACCCCAACCAGCATCGTTCTTAATCCTATCACCAGTTCCACCAGTAATCGAAAACATTGATGGCATCTGTTTGATGTGTGGGTTTTTTTCTAAGAGTTCTTCTCTTTTTGAATTAGACAAGTAATCTTCAAACTCTTCACCTGTCTCAGTATTTCTAAATGTATATGTTGGCATTATGTACTCTTTTTAATAAAATTGTTTTGGACTTCTCTCTGTTTGTCCATGATTTTCCATTCTCGTTCTTCTTCTTCAGACATCACACCTATACTAGTATTACTGGGTTTGGGTTTCCAATACTCTGATTTGTCCATTGCAATAGTAAGACACTCTGATTGGATTAGGTCTATCAAATGATTGATAGTACCAATGTCCTGTTTAACTGGGCCATACTTTGCATTCTTCAATCTATCAGACGTTTGCTTTAAACCATCAATCTTATTGCATAGGTCGCTTATCTTATGTAGCACTATTTATCTCCATCCAGTAAGGCACAGTACGGTTCTTCCAATTGTGTAAATGCGTCTTATACTTTATATAGTAGTCTCGATATGCCGTGATTGAACTTTTGTTCTTTACATCATCGGGCATTGCCTGAGTGGGTTCTGTGAATACACCCTCTTCCATGTTTTCTGGTGGACTGAATAATGCATACTTTAGTTTACTGTAACTAAGATGTGGTACATCCTTGTCATACCTATACATGAATTCTGTGTTTAGTTCTGTCCACATTTCATACAACCATCTGTAGTTTTTCTTAGATTGTCGTACCCATATTGCACTAGGATGATTGACATGGCAAGACTTGTACAGAGTATGGTCTAGTTCTGGTTCTGGATGGTCATAAGTTTTTAGTAAACGATTTGCTTTACTCAAACGCCTGACTTCTTTACCATCACATACACGATGTGCAGTAGACATAAGTTGTGCATACTCAATAATCATTTTACTTGCATGACTATCACAGTGCATCATTGCACTTTCTTTTGCATCTTTATCTAGATAAAATATATTCATTTTTTCTCCCATCTGTAAAAGATATGGTCTTCAATCTCCACAGTTTTAGTTTTAGTCTTTGCCCAAGAAGGCGATACATAATCAGCATGATAGTGTGTTGCACCATCTGTGATATCTAATAAGGATAGTCTACCAGAAACAAGCCCAGTTGTAAAGAGATAAATTTCATTATATGTATCTTTATCAGCAGGAACATCTGACTTACCATCACAGAACCAACTGAATTGGCACTTATGTCTGATAGGAATCATTTCACCAGTTCCCTTCCAACTTGGTCGAGATGGGCCTTGTTTCACTACACCACAAATTGTGTCGGGATATCTTGAATCCTTTACACGATTAAGTGTTACTGACATCACTGCCATCTGTCCAGCGAGTGGTTGATTCCTTGCTTCATAATACACATTCTGTGTAAGACAAACTGCCTCTTGATTTAAGTATTCATTAATCACCAGTTTATCATCCATCTCAACTGGTGTTACACTTACCAGTAGACTTATTAAAAATTCATTAATTGACATCACATACCGTCCCAGCGTTGTGCCATGTTGCCTTACATCTAGGTTGACTAGGATTAAGGAATGGCACTGGTTTCGGGTCAAACAATTGACCCCACAAATTACCGTAATAAATCACTTGTACTTTATCTGTAGTATTATCTATAATGATTGGGTTATCATTTGGGTCTGTTGTTTCAATAACATAACCATCAACCGATAAGGTTGTTCCTTGGATAACATCATTACCGTAAACAGTTGTACATCCAACTGAACAGAATAGCACAAGTGGTAGAAGTAGTTTATTCATTAATTACCAACCCAACTGTTAAACTCAAAGTGTCCACCATGAGTTTCCTCAGTCTGGTCAATAACATCTTTTGCATAACTTCCAAAAGAATAACCGAACTTGTCGATTGCTTTCTGGATAATATTTTTTGGTGTATCCGTCATTTCACCTTTTTCGGTGTAGAAGTCATAAACAAAATCTTCTACATCCATCATTAAACTTTTCACTGCACTCATAATTAAACTTCCTCTCCATTTATTGTTTTAAATCCACAACCAGCAACCACATATTTTTGATTACCGATTAACATTTGGTCATTAACTGAAGTAGAACGTAACCCATATGTCACCCCCTCATAAACAGGAAGGTCTGCCATAACAGTAACATTCTTATTGTAATCACCATTATTAATTGTCTCACCATTATCACCAGTAAGGATTTCACCTTTACTCCATGAACCAGCAAGATTGTTAGTCCACCTGTAACAGTACTCTAAAGTCTCAATCACAGTTGGAAATTCTGGTACATCCACAAACGCAACTGTCTGTGGAGCATCTTCAAATGCAGTATGTATTACAGCAACTTTATTCATTACGCTGCCTCCAACATTGAAAATGGAACATTGTAACCAGACACAGCACCAGAGATAGGGTTAGTCACCATATCAACAATCGCTCTTGTCTTGTTAATTTTTCTGATAGTGCCTGGAGTCTTTTTTGTTTTCTGAACAACATAAACTCTTTGGCCAACTTCTAAACCAGTTTTATTTTTCATCACTTTGAGGTCAGAACAAAACTTCTGTAGTTCTGTCAATTCACCAACTGTCATACCCATTAGGGTTTTTTGCATTTCATTACTAATCATAATATTTCCTCTTTCTCATTATCAACATAGCTATTGTATCAAGCATTAAGCAAGATGTCAAGGCTTATTTTATAAAATATCTGCATCCCACACAAGTTGTGCATATTTGTCTTGCAGACGGTAAGCTTCCTTTTCCCAAGGAAGGTCATAGTAACTAGTACCCTCTACGATAGAACACTTCTTCCACTGTTTACCAGCGGCGTCCATTTCCTTCCTAGCGTACTGTTTAATGTGTATCATCTCGTGAACCACAGTAGTTACTAATTCTTTTAAAGTTAATCCTTTTTGGACTTCTATAATAAATTCTCTGTTAGTATCTTGCATATCGCAATAACCAATTGCAGAGCCTGGAATGTTTTTAATTTCAACTTCGATATCTAAGGTTCTCATTCTAGGCATTAAATACCCCATCATAAAAGATACACACTGTTCTGCAACGTGTCTCTCATATTTAATTCCACCCTTAACTGATACCATATTTGTCATAAAAATCCTTCTTTCTCATTAACTATACCTATATTATACATGTTATTAGAACAAATGTCAAGGCATTTCTTCATTATTTTAGGCTAAAAAAAACCCTTGATTTTCAAGGGTTTAAGGTAATGGATGAGGATTCTGAGAGAGAAAGTCGAGAGAGAGGTGAATCCCCATCCATTGTTCTTATATAATACCATAGAGGTATCTTATTGTCAACACATTTTCAAAGCTTCTGCTGTAGTTTCTGTAACTCTACGAGTCCATCCCTTACCAAAAGTTTCGAATGTTTTGAGTTTTTCATAGTACGATTGACGTGCTTCTTGAAAATTCTTGATAGATGTTTCAAGACCATGTTCGTCAATATACTCACCAAGTTTCCTTAGTGTATTAGGCCCGATGCCACCATCGGCAACAGTCCCAATCATTGTTTGCAAATATTTTGCAGAACGTCCTGTACCAGCGTTTACTCCAAAATCGAATACGCAGAGGTCAAGCCCATTTGGGATATCATCGCATTTAAGACGACCCCAATAATTCTTTTCATAGATTGGTGCAACATCAGAGACTTCTAAATCCCTCATCTCTTTCGTTCCACCCCATTCTTCATAAACTCGTTTCGTGACGCCAAGATTAGTCTCACCGCCTGGGTCTTTTGGATGGTTAACATAACCACCTTCGTGGTGGAGAATCATCTCCAAACAATGTTGGTAATTATTTTGCATTTTATGTTTCGCTCCTTGCAAATTGGTCGTTCCAATTGAACGCTTCTTTAACGACTGCGGCAGACAATCCTTTAAACGATTGGTGTAGAGTTTTGTCCTTTGCAGAAATGATGACATCAGCCTCATCTGTATGTAGTCCTTCTAATAGTTGGATGAATAAATTTTCACGTTTAAATCCAACAAGTTTCTCATCACCACCTTTAATAAAACGATAGAGTTTCTTATACTCTCTTCGTAGTACAGTATGTTCTGTACCTTCAGCCGCCTCGTTCGCTTTAAAGGGAACTTCTCCCTTTGGAATCACCCATTCAATATTAGGATCAAATGAGGATTTAATGATTGCTCTTAAGGCATCACAATCATATTTCTGCAAGATTTCAACCTTCTTGGTTTTAGTCTTTGCGTTATTCACTTTCTTTAATACCTCAGAAAGTAGAGGTGTATAGGTATCTCGCACCATATTAAAAGTCTCCAATGTCGTTCATAAGATTTTTCAATCTTTTGTTAATAAAGTAATTTAGAAGTTTAGTCCTGTCACCGTGTTCAGCATTCTGGTAATCTTCCAAAATAGTCGCCTTCAAGTCACTAGGAATACATTCCAAATCAATTAGTGTTTTATTCCGTTGATAGTTACGCATCATCTCTTCAGTACAATAGTCTGAAGGATTCAAATCAATCCATGTCTCTATTTTCTTTTTAGATAGTGGTTTCTGTCTTATCTCATCAACGAAAGTGTTATCTGGGGATAAGAAGTTTGGTACACCATCACTCCTATCACCTTTAAGCACATGTTCTCTAATATATATGTCTGGGTCAATTCCCTGTACAAACTTTTTCAATGTTGGTGAATATTGTTTAACATTGTTATATTTGTGCAACTGTATGAAATCCTTGTCACCCGACAATATAAGGATATGCTCAAACTCACTGGGAGTTTCAGCAACGTGCTGTACTATTGATGCAATGACATCATCTGCCTCTGCACCTTCGGTTTCAATAACTTTGTATGGAAAGATTTCTTTAATGTCATCTCTGAGATTATTCAGAGTTGTAAAGATTGTATCCCAATCAAGTCCAGAGTTTGCCCTGTCTTTCTTACGATTAGATTTGTAGTTGGGGAAGTAATCTCTTCTCCAATACTTTTTACTATCATAACAAAGCACAAGTTCACCGAATGCCTCATGGAATCGACTACGATAACCTCGTAGTGAATTCAAAACCATGTGACGAACCATGTCCTCATCTAAGTCATTGTCTCGTTTAGAACCTAGTTGCATCATCAGATTGCTGATGGTGACTTGGTTCATGTCAACTAATATCATAATTTTCTCACTTCAAATTGTATATATTATATAGTACACTAAAAAGACCCTAAAGTCAATAGATTTATGGAGCGGGCAAAGAGAATCGAACTCTTGTCATCAGATTGGAAATCTGAGGTAATACCATTATACGATGCCCGCACTATTCTTCTTCCTCACCATCTTGAACAAGAACATTCCTAAGTTCACGGCAATCTAAGTAACTACTAATCTTACCGTTCTCACTTGTTGTCATAACAAACGCATCAACAACGTCTTGCATTGGATGGGGGATATTACAACTTCTGTAGATTGTAGACTTTACCTGTTCTATCATCATTGAGATATCAGCAATAAACTCTTCATCATCAGTATCAATACCATTTTCACCCATGTTGTGTATCATGTTCACAACCAAACCTTCTGTAAGGTGGTCTGCAAAAACCATATCCTGTTGCATCTGTAATGCGTAATCATCTATTTTGATGTTTGGATTTGGTGTTGCTTTAAGGGGGAATTGTATAACATTTTTCTTATCGATTGTTGACATCGAAACCTTCCACTTCCATTTCTTTTGTCCATTCACATTGTATGTCTGGATACCATGTTCCGATACTTCTTTTTGGTTTGCCATCTGGGTGATATGCCATCACTAAACAAACACTCTTACATCTGTTCTGTGCGTATTCGCCCCAGAACATATCAATATATTCACCAGTTCTTAGATACGTTTCTAAATTACGAATGTATCCACTGTGTTCATAATATTTTGCATCTGCACCTTTAATCTTTGCTCGCATATTTGCACGTTCAGATGACATCAGAGATTTCTGTGTCTTTATCCATTCCTTAACTTTGAGGTGACTCCATGCATCATCGTCACCTTTTGCCAAAACTGAGGGATGGATACTTTTATATTGTGGTGGATTTTCTTTGAGACGCTTTTCTCGTGCCAATGCAAGACGTTCACCAGCTGCCTTCTTCTGTTCATCAGTCATAGGTTTCCTACGCTTACGAGTTTTAGGTAGTGTCTTATCGTTTTCCATTTTCACATTCCGTTTCATTATATATAACTTTCTTAGTACCCACGTTCCATTTTCAATTTCTCTTGGTTTCTTTTAAACCTACGAGTTGCTTGTTCTTTTGCTTTTCTACGCTTAGTCCCTTTGGACTCATAGAAAGTACGGTCTCTCATTTCTTGAAAGAACCCATCACGCAAGAGCTTCTTCTTCAGAATTCTCATTGCCTTGTTCACATCATTGTCACGAACCATCACAGTCATACCAGATGGACGTTCTTCTTGTTTAAATGGTCTTTTTTTAAATTTGTTAAATTGTTTCATTCATTCCTCATTGTTGGCCTGCCCTGCAAGATTCGAACTTGCGACCTACTGCTTAGAAGGCAGTTGCTCTATCCAGCTGAGCTAAGGGCAGTATCCTTGGTTTATCTACTTATTGAATTGTACTCGGTATTGTCTACCATTACTCCAAAAAGTAACTATACTATGAGAATACACAGTATCAGTTGTTTCTTGGTATCTGGTTTCAAATCCACATACTCTTCGTGTAGATGCTCTTGCATCTGAATTATCGTGTCCGATAATACCACCAAGTACTGCCCCTGCGGCCGCACCGTTGTCTTTTTTGGTAATAACTTTACCTAAGATACCACCGAACAATGCACCTTTAAGTGTATCACCAGTTCTATCTCCACCAGACGTAACATTCGAACATACCTCTACTTGATAAGGTACTTGATTAATTACAGTCTTGTTTACATCTGTAACTTGTGCATCATGGGCATACGCCGTACTCGACATTACCACCATGGCACAAAGTCCATAAGTTAACTTCTTCATTTTTTACTCCTTCACAGTTTCTACTACAGCACCAGTTCCGAATAGTTCATATCCGTCTTTTGCTTTAGTAATTTTCACATAGGTATCCAATACTGCACACATTTCCTTTGCGGCATTGATTGCATCACCTAAAGTTTTATAAGTCATAATTCCATTTCTCACTCATATTTACAAGTATAGACTATTTACGTTGTCTTGTCAATAGCTATTAATTCTTTTTCCCCAGTTTTTTCATTCAATTCAGTCTGAATAAAATTATCTCTTTCCAACTTATCCAAAACTGTTTCAATAATATCTTCAGTTTTTTTCTTGCCACCAACATGAATACCAACATAATAGAATAATGCCAGTAGTCCAGTTGCAATTAAAGAATGTTCAATTCCTGTCATTTATTGCTCCCATACATTGTAATGTCCAAAATATTTATCACCCTCGCAAAAGAGAATATTATTCACTAGGACAGTACTCTTTTTCAAAATCGTCAACCAGTTTCTTCTTTTTAGCAAGAAGAGATTCGACAGCACTCAATGCTCCACGTTTCTCATCAGACGCACCTTCGTCCATAGCAATCAACAAAGATTCTAAGACACTAATATCTTCTAATACTTCAACCATTATACAGTCTCCCATGATTTAAAATTCACAATTTTTTCTAACTTCTTGACTAGGTTTTTACCATAGTCACAGAAGAGAATTCCTTTGTCCCATACCCAAGACTCTACATCTTGTCCAGAATAGAACTCTTCATTTTCAGTCAACCACCTCAATGCAGTTTCTTCATTACCAGCACCCAAGTCAATAGTTTCTTTAACAAGAGTTTTAAAATTTACAACTGCAAGTTCTTCTGCTTTCTTTTCTGCAATAAAGTTTTCTTCATTAATCTTAGAAGCATCTTCGATTTCAGCATCCAACTCTGCATCTGTCATAGATGCAAAGTCAACAGAGCGAGCATATGATTTACTGTATGCATCAGCAACACAGTAGTAAGCATCTTCCTCAAGTTGAATTCTTTTGAACTCTGCAAGAGTACCAGATGGAACTCTTTCATTCCAATACTTGGTATCTTCTGGTTCAACCATAGAACCCATCCAACAACCGTCCTTTTTAGAGAACTCTTCTGCCTCTTTACGTTGGGCATTGATATAATCTTTAAGTTGGTTTTCCATAATCAATTCCTCTTTCTCATCATTACTAGCATAGTATACATGTTTTTAAAACAAATGTCAAGGCTTATTTTAACTTTATTCCACCCTGTCGTGAATTGGAACAGCACCATAAAATGATGAACCCATCATCTCTTCAACTTTCTCACTAAACCTTGAGTCAGAAGTTGCACCGTAGTTTCCACCGAACATAGTCCATGAACCCTTTTCGATTTCTTTCACTGGAACGATATTGACAATTGTTCTGCCCATAACATTCCTTGCAACTAACTTCGCTTCTGGATACCTATCATCTGGACTGAAAGGCCCACTCACATTCGAAATGCAAAGTCCTTCAATATTACCAGCAGACACACCACCATTTGTACAATCACCTAGATTGCTCTTATATACGTTAATATGTAATCCCATAATTATTTCCACTCCAAGTTGTTATCTTCAATTAAAATGTCTCTAACTCTTTCTCTGTCGAGACTGTCTCCACCACCCCATGTCATTTTGTCATTTAGGGATTTAAGGTATTTACTAGTTGCAGCAATAATCATTTTGGGACTCGCACCAATCGGATAAACCGCATCGGGAACATTACCGTAGAAAGATTCTACATATGTAATGAAGTCAACCACTTCAGAAACTGCCACTTCAACTCTATCTTTATCAAATACAATCATTTTTAACTTCCTTTCTTATTAACTATACCTATATTATACATGTTTTAATAACAAATGTCAAGGCCTAAATTAACTTTTTTTGGCACTTTATGTCGCACCCTAATCATAGGTTATTTGTGCAGCATAATCGATTCTGTCAAAGATTGCTTCTAATTCTGCAATCTTTTCTTTGCATTTCATTTTTGCAAATCCATTGCCAGGCGTTTTATTTTTAATCTTTTCGATAGATTCTAACATGTCTGTAAAATAAACATATTGATTCTGTAGTGTTGTTAACTGATCCATTATATTTGACCTTTCATTTCCATTTCTTTCATAAAATTCTTTACAAACAAACCAGTTCTTGCGTGTATTTGACGAACACGTTCCCTCGTAATACTATGTTTCTGTCCAACATCCTCAAGGGTCATTCCCCCCCATTCACGCTCCGCCCAAATCAAAAGGTCACGCATAGGGTCTGGACGTTGCCAATGTTTACGCTTTTCAACCATCATTGCGACTAATTGTTTTGCAATCAAAGTCTGTTCCATTATAATTGACCTTTCATTTTAACTATTACATCTGGAAGAGTATCTGCTTGAATCAATGCAAACCCTTCTTCTGCAAGTATTTTTGCATCATCATAGTGGGCGAACCCTTCTTCGTCTGCAAAGTCCATGCTACTTGTGTAGTACATAGTTGCATAGTCTGGATCGATATTGTGAGTATCCATCACATATTTGAAACCTTTTGCAGTTTTGATGTTTCCAGCAATCAAGTTTCCAGCACCCTTGTAAATCTCAAGTCCACCGTTGTTCGCACTGATAAAAATTGTTTTCTCTGTCATAATTAAGTTCCTCTCTCATTGACTATACATATACTATAACTTGTTTTCACAACAAAGTCAAGGCAATTCGCTAAAAAAGGCCAAAAAAAATCCCTGTAAAAACAGGGACTTAAAAAATAATTTAATCTTTTTTTATTTTATCTTCGCCAACCATCTCTGGGAANANNGATTCCACGAGCGATATTACCTATATCACCACGAGAAATGCCCATATCATTCAACTCTCTGTCTGTTAGACTTGAAAGTTGATTATATGTATTCCTGTCAAAAGTTGGGGTAACGCATGTTTTGAAGTTGTTGTATAAATCTGCAACAACCTCACAGAATGCACAGTAAGTTCGTGTAAGTACAGTCATTATCTTTTCAGCCTTTCCAAATCAATCATCAAATTTTTTGCTTCTTTGTGATATCCTTGTCGAGATAGTTCAGCAGCTGCTCTTGCAGTTCCTACTATCTCAGCATGATGGACAATGCTATCCCATACCTTACTTACTATGTGTGCAACCTTATCACATATGTGACAAGTTTCTTGATAAGTGTGTTTCAACACCAATCCTATAGACATTTTTCTGTTCTCCTTTGCTTCATAAGCATTACGTTATTATAAAACGACATAACATCTTCATCTTGGAGATGTTTAACTTCATTACTGTATTCAGTACGAATCCAGCGAACGATGTCGTTTTTAGGCGGTTTGTTTGGAAACATCTTTGCAAACCATTGAAAATTAGCCATCTTCTTCTCCTGTTATATTGTTTAAGTTACGAACAAACCACGCTCACAAAAGCACTTGTCCTCTATACTACAAGAACAAAATTTTGAACTTCTTCCGTGGGGGGGTCTATTCGCACATATTTATACAACTAGGGCAGTAGCTATGCCACTTTTATTAGTGTTTATTTGGAATAGTCGTTATGCGTCTGAGGAAACAGTGCCTCTTTTAGGATTTTTGATGAACCTACTCTGACATTAATAATACCATTATAGTATTCATCGGTAAGTAAGACTTCCCTGTCAAACTGTTCCTTTGCTTCTAGGTAACTTAATGCACCTCTACTATCACAATAGTGTAGAATTTCTCGTGTGAAATTCTCCTCACCCAATTCTAAAACATCTGCATTTAGATAATCTGAAGAACCCCAATAGGTTCTCCAATCACTCTCTTTAGTAGAACGTCTTTTGTTCTTCCTACCTTTGAGTGGTGGCTTGGTAACTTTAAACCTTGCGAGTTTCTTACCAATATATTTTTTATTGTTAGTTAGGTTTGTGATAAGATAAACGAACCCCTCACAATCAAGTGGGAGTTCGTTTACTTGTTCACCTTGGAATGTCCACATAGTTACTCATCTTCGTCAAAATCTTCTAGATCATCTTCGTTATCTATATTTAGACTATCGCCACAAAAGGGGCAATGAGCAATTGGATAGAACCGTTCTTCCATATCGTGTTGTATTTTAAAGACTGCATCACAGCCTTCGCATGTAATTATTTTTATCATTAGGCAACTTGCGTTTCGTAGACATCATCCCACTTACCTGTTAATCCAGCAACCTCATATTCAGTTACTCGATTTTCAAAGAAGTTAGTATGGTCTGCACCGTTAAGTACCCATTCTAACCACGGCAATGGATTGTCCTTTACTTTAAAGTTAGGTTTCATCCCCAATTGAAGTAATCTTCTATCAGTGATATACCTTATATATGTCTTTACATCTGCGGCTGCTAAACCTTCAATGTCACCAAGTTGGTATGCCAAGTCAATAAATTTATCTTCTAACTTAACTGCCTGTCTTGCCATTTCATATATGTGACCTTTGAATTCATCATCAACAATACGAGGATGTTCTGCACAATATGCTTTAAAGAGTTTTGACACACCTTCAACATGGATTGATTCATCACGAATACTCCACTCAACAACTTTGCCCATACCCTTCATCTTACCATAACGCTGAAAATTCAACAACATTACGAACGATGCAAATAGAGCGACACCTTCATTCATCACTGCCTTTGCAAGTGACAATCCAAGTCCACGAACAGTATTCGGGTCACTGTCCATCATAAACTCAATCTTATCTGTCATCTCTTGATATTCTAGAAAGGCATGATACTCGGCATCAGATAACCCAAGTGTCTCATTAAGAAGTGCATATGCACGTTGATGAATACCTTCTCTAGTCGCAAACGAACCGAGCATATTGCGTACTTCGTTGTTCTTAAATTTAGGTATGAATTGGTCAAAATAGTTCTGTCCTACTGCTACATCAGACTGTGTAAACAGTCTTAGAATGTTTGTTATGTATTCTCGTTCTACTAGTGAAGTTTTACCAGACTTCCAATCTGAAACATCTTCAGACAAATCAAGTTCATCTTCAATCCAGTGAACCTTCTCGTGTCTTGTTGTAATCTCTACTGCCCAAGGATAGTGGAATGGTTTGTAAGTTTCTGAAAACTCCATCAACCCACCACCTTTCTTTTTTACAAACTTCTCTGCGACTTTCATAAAGTCATCATATGTACCAATCAGTTTATCATCAATAAAGATTTGTGGAACTGAACGTGCATTAGGAACACGCTGATAGAATGCAAGGCGCTCTTCCTCATTATCCATCTTATGTTCTGTATACTCATACCCATGTGAATCAAACCAATGTCTTGCTTTGTCGCAAAATGGACAATGTGATTTACTATAAATTTCTACTTTCATTTAACTACTTCTCCTATTATTAGTTTAACCTTGACATGCAACGCATTCGTCTTGTGACTCTGCATCCATAGTTTGTGTTTCGTAATCTTTCAATTGGTCACGAGCAATTTTCTCTGAGACATTCTCTGCACGTTGTGAAGTTTCAGTTCTTAGATAGTACAGACCTTTAGTTCCTAACTTCCATGCAGCGAAATGACTTCTGTGCAATTCTTTCTTATCTGCACCAGCAGGGAAAAATAGGTTTAGTGATTGTCCTTGACATAAGAACTCTTGTCTATCTGCAGCCTGTTCGACTAGAACTAATTGGTCAAGTTCGATTGCAGTTTTAAATACCTCTTTAATTTTATCTGATAAGAAATCCAAATGTTGTATAGAACCACCCCTAGTAATAATATCAGACCATACTTTGTCTGTATTCTTCTTTGCTTTCTTCAGTTCTTGCTCTAGATACTTGTTTTTCACCAAGTGTGAACCAGCACGAGTACGATGTGTGTATGCATTCGCCTTCATAGGTTCAATAGATGGTGAAGTACCACAGATAATAGAACTGTTTGCGTTAGGAGCAATTGCAAGTAGATGTGCATTACGTCTACCTGTTCCACGCATGTCTGGTGCTTCTCCACGTTCAAGTCCAAGTTGAATTGATTCTTGATGTGCCTGTTCTTTAATTGTTCTGAAAACATCCCAATTCAGTTCTCTTGCTTCATGTGAATCAAAAGCAATTCTCTTACTGTGTAAAAGTGAATGCCAACCCATTGCACCTAGTCCAAGACTACGTTCTTGAGTTGCAGAATATCTAGCACGAGAAATCTCATCACCAGCATTATCAATAAAGAATTGTAATACGTTATCTAAGAAACGAGTCAAATCTTTAATTAATGTGGAGTCTTTCCATTCGTCAAACTTCTCTAAGTTAACAGATGACAAACAACAAACAGCTGTTCTATCTTCTGAAGTTGGTAGGTGAATTTCATTACACAAATTAGAACCGTGTATCTTTAGTCCTTTTGCTTTCATTGTATGTGGTAATGCTCTATTCGCAGTATCAATGAAATTTAGATATGGTTCACCTGTACGATACCGTGTCTCTAAAATTTGTTGCCAAAGAGTACGAGCAGGAATAGATTCACGAACACTATTATCATGTGGGTCTTTCAAGTCCCAAATCTCTCCTCTTTCAACAGCACGCATAAAATCATCTGTGATGTTGATAGCATGGTGTAGATTAAGGTTTTTACGATTAACGTCACCAGTTGGTACACGCATGTTTAGAAATTCAATTAAGTCTGGGTGTGCAACATCAATGTATGCTGCGTATGAACCCTTACGAGTTTTACCTTGACGATATGCAGTCATGTCTGCATCTACCGTATGAAGGAATGGCATTGGGCCTGGCGCTTTATCAGAGATTGCACGAACATCACTCCAGTGTCCACCAACTCCACCACCCTTAACTGACAACCAACGCAACTCAGCAGTGTGGTCGATTAGTCCTTCTAATGAATCTGGAACATATGTTAAGAAACATGAAATAGGTAATGCCTTTGCTTTCTGCCCAGGCAATGGTGCATTTGATAATACTGGTGATGCAAACATAAACCAACCCTTAGATACTGCATCATAAACTCTTTGTGCAAGTTCTAAGTCACCATTGCAATAAGCAACAGATGCTCTTGCATATGCTTCTTGAGGTGAATTTTCGGTTTCTGTACAATAATAATCCTTGAGTAGTTTGTATGCTTGTTCTGATAAATCTTTGTCTCTTGTTGTGTCAATTTGTATGCCGAGGTGGTTAAGACCAGTATCCTCAGCACTTGGGAATGTTACTACGTTCTCAAGGGCCATGTTTGCGTTCTCCTGCTGGGTTATATTTTTTTCCAAGAATTAAAAACAGTTTTTGCTTGTAATCCTTTATGGGTGTTAGTATGTATAATGTTTGAAACTTCTGCTTTTGATAAACCAGAAAGAATCATGTCGTTAATGTCTTTTTCTAAAATACCCTGTGGCCAAATACAAACGGAGTATCCTTCATCGATACACCTTTCTATTTGTTTACAGACCTGTTCATTGCGAGGTTCGTTATCTGGAACGAGTACCGCATTGTCTTTGAACTGGGGAACACGCAAATCACTTTGAGCAACTGCGATACAGTTCTTTAGAAAGAGACTGTCGATAGGGCCTTCAACAACATATATTGTTTTGTTCTTGTCAACCTTATCTAATCCAAAAATCTTAGGATGTTCTTTGTCCAAGATTATAGTAATATATTTTTGGGGTTCATCCCCAAATGCCCGTCCTTGAAATGCAAAGACCTCTCCATCCTCTTTTCGAAATGGTATTAACATCCTTGGATGGTCACCATCTAGTGAGGGGAACTTATTCTCTACATGTCCATTGACGTATTCAAAAAACTTTGGACAGAAATATATATCATTCCACAGCTCTTCGCTGATGGATCTATCCGATAAAAAATTGATAGCAGGATGATTTTTTTCTAACTGTGCAAAGGAATCGAGTTTCAGTGACTTGCGAAACACAGGTTTCTTAAACTTGAAGTCAGGCGTCTTAATGCCTGCTCCTGGCGTCTTATCACCTCGACCATTGGAAGTAAGACCTTCCTTGTACCTTTCTAGTACATATTCTTTATGTAAATTTGAATCTACATGTTCTATCAGTTTTGATAGACTAGTACCCATAGCACAGTTGTGACACTTATAGAAAAGGTCATTCTTTGTTCTGTAAACAAAACCTCTCGCCTTCGTCTTTATCTTGGACGAATCACCACAATATGGACAACTGAATTGCCACAGGTAATCTGTCTTTCGTTTAAAGTTTCGTAGACGAACTGATATAAGGGATATGTACTTAAAGTCAATATAATTCATAATATATAATATACAGGAAGTTGGCCTGTAAGTCAATAGATTTTTACATCATTGCTGGAAGTATCTCAGTTAATGCAAAACCTACAACTATGGAGCCACCTACGATGAGGTATCTCCATTTTTCTAAAACACCAATTCTATTAGTTATCTCATCTCGTAGAGCATTAAACTGCTCAGTCTCTTTCTTTTGATGTTCTTCCATAGCAATATGAAGTCTACGTTCCATCTCTCCCATTTGTAGGGAAGATTCTTTTGAATTTGATGTAATACGACTATGCAAATCTAGAACAGTGGTCTTAAATTCTCTCTCTTGTTCAACCAATGATTCCTCCTGTCGTAATAGTTTTTCTTCATGGACTGCCATGATAGTATGTAAAGACGTTGATACATCAGCAATCTTTTCAATTGCAGAGTCCAATCTAACATGAATCATCTTCATGTCAGCAACCTCTCTTTTGAGTAATTCTACTTCTGTGTCTAACGTCTTTACAGTTGTCATTTTATTTATTTTTCCTATGTCCGTTCCATGCAACAAAACCGCCAAGTCTTAATGCCCAGAATGCAAGATAGTTTAAAAAGTGAAAGCCATTAATTTCAATATTGATATCTCTGAAAATAATGTCTGCTTCTTTTTGATTCATCATACCCCAAGTACCTTTACCTTTTCTTTTAAGTGTAGCATACTTGTAAGCATAATCATGTACCAATCCACCCATAAGCAATACGCCTACTGGTGATAACCATGTGTGTAAGAACTTTGGTATTGATGCTCCGTCAAACTGGAATCCTTTAGGGATTACATATTCAACTCCGTCCAATGTGAAGTGAAAGTCTTTTGCAACAACCCAATGTCTACTACCAGTAAACCACATCCAGATTGCACCCCAAAAACCTTTTCCTTTGGTTGCAATTGGTACTGGCATCATTTGTGGCATCTCTTTATATTCGAAACCACATCTCTTTGACTTATTATCTACACCACACAAATTAATAATGAATCCAACAATGATAAGAATTCCTACCACTGTGAACTGCCACCATGTCATAAGTTGGTGGACAATTAAGTCCCATGTTATAAGTTGTAAATATTCCATTTACTCTTCTCCTGTTTTTATGTCATCCCCAACTTCTGTTGGAGCGACTGCCTTCTCATAATATACAATAATCTGTTTTTGTTGTTCTATGTATCGTCTAAGTTCTGCAAAGTTTAAACTAAGATTTTCATAGTCTTTCACACTTATTGCGATATATGAGTCTGCACCGTTCTTCGCCGAATATTCCTTTACAAATTCTTCAAAGTTATCTTCGGGTGAAACAACATAAATCTTAACATCATTCAATCTAACTTGCTTTGGATGTTGCACTACAGGGATAGTTTTTTCAACTATCTTTGTTTGTATAATAATTTCTGGTTCTTGTCTAAATGTTGAACAACTACTCAGTAGTAGCGTCATCACTAGTAAGAGACTCAAGGTCATCCCATAGTTTGTTTGTCGCATTTTGCATCCTCTTTTCAATCAATCCTGGCTTCTTATTTGCAAGGTGTGTTAGATTGTGTTTATTTAAAGTATTACGCAACTCATCTCCATACTTCTCCGATTTGCGTAAATTCACACTGAGTTCAGAGTTCAGTTCATTCAGTCTTTTTGAATCCTGTCCCATCTTCTCAATAGTTGCTTGGTTTGTCTCATTAGCAACTTCTAGTTTTGCATTATTATCTCTTAGTTGTGCAATAGTATTTTGGGTGGTGTCGTAATAGTATTTTGCACCATACGCCGCACCACCCAAGATACCTACAATAATAATAATTGCATATAATTTAATCATTCTTAGGCGCCTTTGTCCCAAACTTTCTTTCGTATGATGGGTCATTTGCATATTCATTTGCCCATCTGTTTTCAGTGAATGTTGCGAAGTCAATTAAGTCCTCTATATCACTGTAGTTTTGTGCAATCCAATTATCCATATCAGTGATTTTAGATTTTATATCATCTATATCACGATTCATATTTACATTATCTTCGACTGCCATACGAGAAGTAAGTTCAGTTACCTGTACATTCAATTGTGAAATAGTTTGTGCTTGTTGAGCAGTCCACCAGACAAATGCTGATACCTGTAAAACAATCGCAATTACTACACCAATACTAAATTTACTATTCATGGCCTTACTCAGATTTCCAAATTGTCCATGCACCATAAGCAATCGCTGCATATGCAGCCATAGATGCAAAAGGGCCTGCAATCAAAATGATTACTCCAACTGCTACTAGTGCAGCGCCATCCCAAGATGTTCTTTCTTCGATTCTTGCTTTAATCCAATTTCTCATATTTCTTCTCCTTTATTTAAAGGATAGTTTTTGGTTACTGGTTGCAAAGTTGGTTTTTCTCATCACCGTCTTAGCAATTAAGTCCAGTTCCTTCCCATCCCATTTTAATGCAAACGGCATATTAACATCAGTCTGCATATCGTTTAAGACTGCTTCGGCGTCTGGGCCGAGTTGTGCAATCTTTTTACCGTACTTCTTATACGACTGTTTAAACAAACGTATAAGCTCCGCCACAGTAATCTGTTTCTTGTTTCGTACATCATTCACCCTATCTAAAAAATGTCTAGTAAACTCTATATCTATACCAACACTCTTGTACAGTCTATCTGCATACTTCTCAACATTATCTAAATCTTGCTTAGATAATTGTTGCTCGGTAAGAACATGTTGATTAAATGTTTTCAATTTACTTAACCTTTGATAAGGAAAAGTCTGCAATCTTCATAAACTGTGCTTTCTTTCCGTTAATCATATCAGACATCTTCTTCTGATTAGATTTGTTAACTTTGTCGAAAACCTGTGTGATTGCTGATGCAGTAAACAAGTCAACCTTCATTGAACCGTCTTTGAATTTGATACTCTTGTTCTGCTTATTTTTGACAATACTTTTTAACATGTCCACATTATCTTCTACCATAAGGTATTCGTGTTCACGATTAACTGTATTCTCTTGAACTTTTTTTGCAAGACGAGATGCTTCTCTCTTTGCTCTTCGTTCTGCCATTCTATTAAAGAATGTTTTACCTTCTTTGGTTCTACCATCGTAGGATTTTTTCTTTTTCTTTTTCATAACCGCATCTGGGGGAAGCGAAACACCACCACCAGCAACTGAGTTAGCAGGAGCATCCTCTGTTTTAATGCCCAATTTTGGGTCATCATAAAACTTTTTCATTATATCATCAAATTTGAAACTCATAGTAGGTCTCCTATATCTAGTTCTTTTATATCTTCAGCAGAAACATATATCTTCTGCTTTGTTTTTTTATGTACTGCGCTGAAAATGTCAACACCAAGTATAGTATCTTCTGGTGGACTATCTTCAAACACTTCTACCTCATCACCCTCTAAAGCATCTATCTCATCTTCTGCTTCTGTTGTCACAACATCTTGGGTTAAGACGTAAAGTCCTTTACTTAGTTTGCCATTGTCTAAAGTTACCTCTTCAACAATGTCATTATCAAACTCTACATTATTATCTTTGAAAAATTCAAGAAGTTGTTTCTCAAACACTTCTGGGTCATCAACGTGTTCTTTGAAAGTATCTTTAAGTAGAAATAGGGCAGCTGCATAAGTTCCCATCCTTGTTCTAAGGCCAGGCACTTTCGCAAAAATGCGTTTGATGTTAAACACCAATTTATGTAGAACAGTGTATGCACTCTGTTCTGATTGTTTATACAGAATCTTACCTTTAATACGAAATCCATCTTTATCGATGATACCCATCTTATAGGCATCAGTCTTTTCGAATGGTGTCGTTAAAAGTTTAACGAAACGGTATGTAACAAATAAGTCAATCGCTCTACCCATCTATATTCTCTCTAATACTTCCTTAACATTTAAATCTTCATCTAACATTAAAAGTTCATCTTCTGGTAACATCCCTAAGAAGGTCATAAATGATTTAAGTATAGGCCAGAACTCTGGTTCTATCTTAAACAACATCAATGTACTTCCTGCCTCTGCACCAAACACATTGAATACTACTATCATGTGGTTCAGTATCAGACGTTCTTTCAGTTCACCAGTTTCACGATACTTTCTTAACAAACGCTTAATATACTTAAAGCGTTTCATATCATCGTGAAATTCAGATTCACCTTCACACTGTGGATTGTCATAGTTTTTAATAGCAAACATAATGACATTATCATTAGTTATTCTCTGAAACATAATATAACTAACCGTTTAGACGATTTTAGTTTTAATAAAGTGTGTTCCGCCACTAGTGACTTCGTGTTGAATTTCTAATGATAATCCACCCTCAACTTTGTGAGAGATACCATCATCATTAATATCATCACCATTCTCATCTTTACCTGTTCTTCCACCAAATTGTGTAAGAGGCATAGACATTTTGCCACCATCTTCTGACATCTGAATTTCACCAAATGAAAGTCCAAGTCTACCTAGTCTTTCTCTTAGTTTACCCATTGCATGTTCTGGAACAAGATGCTCAATCCCACTCATTGCACCCAAGAATGCATTGATTCTTGAGATAGTGTTTGGGTCTGATACATCATTAGAAAAGTCATGACCGTCAGCAGAGACTTCTTCAGCAATATGCTTTTTAAAGTTCTTCATTGTCATTCTCCTTTTTATCAGATGCCCACTCATAATTGTTTGCAGGCTTCTTTTTATTTTTCTTGTTTGGATTTACCTCAAGAATTTCAGAAATCATCTCAGAAGATTCATCCTTATTTTTCATTGGCATTCCATTTGCACCTAATCGCTCACTCATTATATTCTCCTTACGCTATTGTAACTGAGTGTGAACTAATAATGTTCCACTTGTTACCTGTAAAGATTAAAGTTGCAGTGTCACCTACGTCTGCAAATGTTACAGTTGAAAANCCGTTTGCATTTGCTGGAGTAACAACAGAGTTTCCACCATCAGTAATCATTGTGATGATTTTAATTTGTCCGTTAGTTCCATCTGCAAGTGCGCCAGCATGTGTTCCACCAACTGTTGCAGTATCGATATGTGAAATAGAAGAAGTTACGTTAACCGCTTCTGTACCTGTATCAACAACTTGAACTGTATCGTCTAATGCGATATAAGTTGGAATGTTGTTAAATACGTTTGCAACACTAATTTTCTTGTTTACAGGGTTGCCTAGTGGGTCATCAATTACATGTAGTAAATCTACAGCTGCAATTCCGTTACCCAAGTCTGTCAATGCAGTGATTTTTTTATCTGCCATTTTATTTCTCCTTAGTTAATTTAATCCCTCAACTCAGTGCAGTATTGACTGCCGCACTATCGTCTTGCGAGGGTACTGTTTTGT